CTATGATGCGGCAGCCCTTTGGCGGACCGGAAGCTTCCACCCCGGCCGCGCGAAATGGCAGGTATAGCCATTGGGATAGCGCTCGAGGTAGTCTTGGTGCTCGGGCTCCGCTTCCCAGAAGGGGCCGACCGGAGCGAGCTCGGTGACGACCTTGCCGGGCCACAGGCCGGACGCATCGACGTCGGCGATCGTATCCTCGGCGATCCGCTTCTGCTCATCGCTGGTGTAGAAGATCGCCGAACGATAGCTCGCGCCGACATCGTTGCCCTGGCGGTTCCTCGTCGTCGGGTCGTGGATCTGGAAGAAGAATTCGAGCAACGTGCGGAAACTGGTCCTGGCCGGATCGAAGATGATCTCGATCGCTTCGGCGTGGGTGCCGTGGTTGCGGTAGGTAGCGTTCGGCACGTCGCCGCCGCTGTAGCCGACACGAGTGGAGACCACGCCGGGCAAGCGCCGGATCAGATCCTGCATGCCCCAGAAGCAGCCGCCGGCAAGGACTGCGCGTTCGGTGGAAGAAGCCATGTCACACCTCCTTTGGGATTTTCCCCATAGGTGGGCATTCTCGCGTGCTTCTTCCAGCCGCTCAAGCGACAATGGATCGCGGAGTACCGATGGATCGGACGACCGGCGACGCGAATTGACATGGTCGCAATTCGGATGATCCTCCCGGATGGGGGCAACGCCGCTCGATCCACAGGAGGAATGACATGTCGTTCGACTACTGCCACCCGACCGCGCCGCACAAGAAGCTGCGCATCCCGAACTGGTATGTGTCGAGCCTGATGATGGACCGGGCGCTGGACGCCGTGGCGCGCAGGGTCAAGAAACTCGACCGTGAACACGACATCCCTTACCTCGCCGGCTATTCGAAAGACGGCAAGACCATCTATATCGACCGGCATATGCCCAGCGAATGGGACTACAAGGGCAGAAAGATCGACACCGACCGTTTCCTCCTTCTGCATGAGGAAGTGGAGAAGACGATGATCGACCAACTGGACCTGCATTATCTGCACGCCCACCAGATCGCCACGCGGGCGGAAGAGGCGGCGGTGCGGGCGGCCGGCATCTCCTGGCGCGACTATGACCGCTTCATGCAGAAATATGTGAAGACGATGGACGATGAGCGCCTGACCAAGGTGCCGGCCGATCTCGACCTGAAACCCTATCGCGACGAGCACGACACCGACCTTCTGGAACGGATGGCGAAGAGCGTCGAAAAAGGTCTTCAACCGGAGGGAATCGACAAGGCCAAGCTGCTCGAAAGCATCAAGAACCAGCTCGGCACGCTGTTCACGCACTCGCATGCGCATTTGCATGAACCGCCGAAGCCGCGCCGGAGGGCCAAGAAGCCTTCCGGGAAGAGCGGCGCGAAGGCGCGGGCAAGTTGAGAACAAAGCCATCCACAGGGCGCGAACCGTCACTTCGCAGCGACGGCATCAATCGGCGGGCGGGGTGGACCTGAACCTGCGCACCAGCAGCTCGAAGACAATGTCCGAGATCCACATTGCGGAGACGCCGATGAGGAAGGCGGCGGCGAGCGTGGTGGTGTCGTCGGCCGCGTTGGGCATCGGCAGGCCGCTCGCCTCGAGCCAAGCGACGACAGGCAATGTCAGATAGGCGGCAGCGAGCGCGCCGCAGATCGGCGAGGCCACCATCTCGCGCAGCTTGTAGCGATGGCGCGACAGCGCGCGCAGCACGCCGCCGGCGAGCCCGGCCGCCACGACCTGGCCCTTGACGCCCAGAAGATCGAAGATGTCGTGCATCACGGCCTCCAGCCGCAAAGTTTTTCGCCCTTGCGGTTGTGGGCGAGAAGCACCCTCGCCTCCCGGTCGGACAGCGTCTCGATGGACTTGGCCGAGAGGCGCAACGGCGAGGAGACGGCGCAGAAGCCGCCCTTGGCCGTCATGCAGCCGCCAAGCACGGCAATGACGGCAGCGACGATCAATCCCTTGCCCATGATCTCAGCTCCTTCCTGACCGCTTCCGGCGGCAAGGCGCCGATGTCGTTGTCGACCTCGTCGGCGACAGCGCGGGCCGCAGCCTCCGCCACGGCCTGCCTGCTCCGCTCGGCCCTCGCGCCGGCGAGGCGCTGGTGAAATCCCCAGCCGAGCGCGCCGACGAGGCCGGCGCCAATGGCAAGGATGGTCGGATTGGTGAAAAGCCAGGCAAGCAGCGCACTCACAGCCACACCCCCACGACAAGACCGAAAGCGAAGCTCGCACCGGCAACGATGAGATACGGCTGCAACGCGGCGATGTTCTCCGCCAGGAATTCCTTGAGGTTTTCCATGGTCAAGCCGCCTGGTTCGGAACCTGGTAGACCCCGCCAGCAACAAGCGCGCCGACGATCAGGTCGCGCACGAGATCGGCGAGACCAGGGACTTCAACCTGAAACCGCTGAAGGCCGATCAGGAGGGCGACGCCGCCAAGGGCGACGAAGAATTTCGAATACTTGCGCATCTCAGTTTCTCCGAAAGATGGCTTTGAGGATTGCGAAAATGGCGGCCCAGAAGGGATTGCGCTCCTTGGCGGTCGCGACGGGGGTCGGCGCGGCCGCAGGCGTTTCGGGAGTGGTGACCAAAACGTCCTGTTTCGGCTCGGAAGCCCTAGGAATGCTGGGCTCAGGGGTGGTGACCAGGACAGCCTGAACGGGCGCTGACGGGGCGGGAATAGCCGGCTGTATCGTCATCGACAGTGAAGCCTTGCGGACACTCTCGACGCGGCTTGACCAGCCCTTGCCGAAAGTGGGCCAAGTCGGCAAGCGCTTGAGGAAGGCCAGTCGGTTGTCGCAGAGGTTGTCGATGACCGCGCCAGACGGTTTCGCCCTCACCGCGGCGAGGGTCGCCGGACCAATGCGGCCATCCTGCGCAACGCCAGCGACAGCCTGAAGGTACTTGGCCGCCCTACCCGGCCCGCTGTTCACGGCGAAGTCGAAGACGGCATAGTCGACGCCGTCGGGGAGTTCGGCGCCGGTCACCGCATCCCAATAGAAACGGCGGTAAACCGTGGCGACCTGCGCGTCGGTGATCTTCTTCAGATCGCCCTTGGTGGCATCCGCCTTCACGTAGCGGCGGAAATTGGCAAGCGTAACCCCTTTCATGGTGGCGCCCCCGGGGTCGGCCGGGTTGTCCGACCAGCCACCCTCGGATTTCAGGACGAGCGAAAGGGCGTGCGCGAAGTTGCGGTTCATGACGACAGCCTCACGAATTTGTTCTCTTGATGAGACCCTAAGATTCTTGATTTTCAGAGCGTTAGCGTTGCCACGCCCGAATGGATACGCGATCGCCGGGGCAGCATAATCCCACGCAACCAACCGATCAGTTTGGCCATATAGCCTATGACGACAACGAGCTTTGCCACAGCGGCGCGCTTATCAGCGCCCGAAGCTGGCGTATTTCTGCCCACGGGCGAGAATTGTCGTGGCGACGGACAAGCCAGGTATTTTCGGCGGATACCCGATCGAAACGTTCGAACTGACGGCGGAGCAGAAAGGCCGGGTGTCGTTAGGCGGACGCTACGATTTCGGCATCAGGTCGCCTGCATGATCGAACTGCTGAAACGCGACGAGCGGTTTGCTGATGGACACCGACGTCAGGTGTGCGACGGGCGGGATGGGGGCTGAGAGGCAGATGGTTTGAGAGTTGGATTCCTTGACACAGCCTCCAGGCTTCACCCGTCAATCCAGTCGATGTTGGAAGCTCCACAATACAGTAATATTGCACTTGGCACCAAATCGCCGGGAGAATTTCGTCTCACTTACCGCCATCGACGAAACATCATAGAAACGGCAAAAATCAGCCGCTCGAATACATGCCACGGCCGCCGAAAACCGTTCAACGATACCCATTTGTGCATGCGAATCGCTGTAATTCCATCGGCATAATAATTTGGCTTCCTTCCTATTTCGTAAAATCCAGCCTTCTGGTAAAAATTAACTGCGCTGCGATTGTCTTCCCGCACTTCAAGGCGCAGCGACCTGCACCCCCTACGGGCGACCACCCCCTCCGCAGCATCTAAAAGCGCCGTACCTACACCCAGTCCTCTAGTCAAAACCGCAATAGTTCGGAGGCTCGCTGACGACTTCCTTTCGCGGAACCCAAGGATGCAGAATCCAACAATTTTTTCGCCTATCTCTGCAACCAGAACCCGACTATTCTGTAAGGAGATGGTGCTCTTGAGTCTCTCCCGTCCGATCCAATCAGTCTTGAATGCCAACGCTTCGATGCTCGCCACGGCGTCGACATCGTCCTCCTGCGCGATACGAACCCTCAGAGAATCAAGCATGACAAAGGTCTTCCGTGACATTCAACCCGCGATGCAGCATACGCAAGCCCTTGTCTAGGCCTCAATCAATACGTCGGCAGACATCTAGACCAAGCAACTGCGCAAATCCGGTCGATCAGGGAACCGAGGTTGATTTCAGAATCCGGCTGACGGCTATCCTACTTTGAATCATTTTAAGCTTCCGGTATTCCGACTTCGTCACATTCCGAAAATGGGGATACGATAGCTGTTAAATTGTCGGCCAACGCCGTTGCATAGACGAACGCAGAGCGTCAAACTCAGCTTGCGATAGCATCTTGTTGAACATAACAAAGCCGTGAACCTGCCGACCGACACCGAGGAACGAACTGCCGTCTGACGTCAAACCGAATTTCGCTTGCGTGCTCGCGGCTGAAGCTGAGGGAACAAATGAGTCGGTAAAATTCTGATATTGAAACGTCCCGTTCACGTAGCCAACAAATTCTCTATTGGTGTTACTATTGTGCTTTGAACCTATACACACCATCAGCATAGCATTTGTGACCAGCGGAGCTCCAGTTGTGATTAGCTCAAGAGCTAATAGAGAACTTCCGTTTCCAACAACCAGGTATGGTCGGCTTGTCGCCATTGGTTTATAATAACTAATTCCTACGGCTGCCCCAGAATTCGCTGGACCAGACCGGGTTACTAGGCCGCATCCATATGTAGACGTGAAGTATTCTAAGGCTACCATAGTCCAGTTCCACCCGACCTTATGGAGGCCATCAAAGAACGTGTCGTTGGCACTTGCTTTCTGAAAGCCGTCACCACCATCAGACGCAAAGTAGGCGTTGCTGCTTTCGCTTCCGGCGACGCCATTGAATGTTGGATCATCGGCCGCGATAGCGGCGCCGGCCCCGAGGGTGAAGTCGCGACCGTTGCCGCTTACATCCAGGAGCGTCTGGCCGCCAGGCCAACTGTTACTGTCTCCAGGGTCGAGGCAAAGGGCGAGATTGCCTAGAAGGCCAGCGTCCTTGATCAATTCCTTAAGTGTGCGCCGCGGCCGAAAGTATCGATTAGGACTGACAAACGGGATCATTGCAGCGCCTCAACGCTGCCCGTGACCGCGCCATTAAGCTTTGTGATATAAACGTTGAATCTGTTGCCGTTAATAGTCGTCAATAAATTACCACTCGGAGCTAGTGCAAAACCACTAAAGGTAATCGCACCTGCAGTGCCGCTGTTCACTACCTGGATAATCATCGAGTAATCGCCGGGCTGGGTCGGGGCGGCAACTGTGAAGGCCCCACCATTGGAAATATAGCGCATATTACCCCCGAGCGGAGTTGGTAAATAGGTGCCACTGGACTTGGTCCCATCGTTAACAGCCGTCGAGGTGAAGCCGGCGGATATGCCGGTATTGTCGACGCCCTTGAGCAGCGCCGCCGCAACGAGCTTCGCAAGCGTGTCATAGGTCGCCGAGACCCCGCCAAGCAACACATCAACCGCAGCCTTCACGAACCCAGTCGTGGCGATCTGGGTCGTGCTGGTTCCCGGCGCAGCGGTCGGTGCCGCCGGCGTTCCCGTCAATGCCGGGCTCGCCTTCGGCGCCAAGCTCGACACCGCCACACCACTGTCCTTCACCACCTTCCCCGTCGCTCCATTGAACGTGGCGACATTGTCGCCAACCGCCGAGGCAGGCCCGGCGACCAGGCTTCCCACCGCAACCCCGCTGTCCTTGCCGGCCTTGCCTGTCGTGCCGGCGAAGGTCACGATGTTGTCGGTCACCGAAGATCCCGGGCCGGTGAAGTCGCCGCTGCCCAGACCGTCCGCGCCCTTGTCGCCGGCGCGGGCGAAGATCAGCCAGACGCCGTCGGCGCTTGTCGGCAAGGTGCCCGCGCCACTGACAAAGGCGAGCGTCAGTTTTCGATAGCCCGCCCCGTCCACCACCGACCCGGTGACGTTGTAGACATAGGCGATCGCGGCGGACGCCTTGGAGCGCAGCGTGAGCTGGCCTTTTATGGTGTTGGTGCTGTCGTCGAACATATCGAGGATGCCGCTCACCGTGGCGCCGCTGGAATCGAGATTGTCGACATAGGCGGCCGTGGCCGAGGCGGCGGTGGCGTTGTTCAGCCGCAGCGTGCCGTTGCCTGGGTCGGCATCGGCGGTGCTGGTGGAAAAGGTGTAGCCGAGCGCGGCCACGGCATTGGCGGCCGCAACGGCGCTCGCCGCCGCATTGGTGGCGGAGCTCGCCGCATTGGTCGCGGAACCGGAAGCGGCCGTGGCCGAGCTTGAAGCGGTCGAGGCCGAGCCGGCGGCGGCACTTGCCGAGGCGCCGGCGCTGGTGGCCGAGCCTGCGGCCGTGGATGCGGAGCCGGCGGCGGCGGTGGCCGAATTGCCGGCATTGGTGGCGTTGGTCGCGGCATTGGCGGCAGAGCCGGAAGCTGCGGTGGCGGAGCTGGAGGCGGCCGTCGCCGAGCCGGCTGCGTTGGTCGCGCTGATCGCCCCTGCGTTCTTCGAGGCCAGTGCCGCGGCAGCGCTCGCGGCGGCGGCGTTGGCGGCGTCCACCGCGCCGCCGAGCGTGTCCTGCGAAAGATAGAAGGTAAGCGTGATCGGGTCGGCGCCGATCACCGGATCCAGCGTCTCAAAGGCATAGACGCGATCGGCCGAAACCGCTCCCTCCTGCACATGCACCGTCGTGCCCTTCTGCATCGTGCGCGCGGTGCGGGCGTCGGCGGCGCGGAACCATTGGCCCTCGCTGGCGGTGTAGATGCCGTTCTCGGTCTGGTCGGCCTGGTCCTTGACCAGTACGCGGTCGCCCACCGCTACCGCCGCGCCATCGATGGTCTGCAGGCCGGAAAGAATGATGTTCGCGAGCGTCGCCAGGCGCACGGGTTCGCGTTCGCCGGTCAACAGGCGAACGGCGGCAGTTGCAGGTCGGGCCATAAGGCTTGCTCCATAAAAAAGAGCCCCGCGAAAGCGAGGCTGAAGAAGGTTCGGGATCGGCGTTCAGGCTAAGGGGGGTCTCTGTCGGCTCTTCCTGATGTGCCGACCATGTTACGCAGCGGGGCAATGGGCTTGCCACGGTGTTCCTCGAGAGCGTCGGACGGCCGGTAGGCGACGAGGCATTTTTGGGATCGGGCTGAAGGCCAATAGGCAAGGTCACGAGGCATTTTTAGATCGAATTACGGTGACAGTGCACTAATTCTCGATGTGATCACTGTCGAGGTGAGCCATCAGCCGGTCCTGCAAAAATAGTGCACTGTCACCGTAACTCCTGCTCGCCCTATCCGGTTCCTATCGGGCCGTTTTGGCTGGGACCTGGGTGGGATTCACGGACGACACTTTGCGTACTTGTAGTGGTCGTAATAGCGCCGCCCGTCTCTGTGTTCGCGTACACCGCTGCGGATCAGCGAATTACGGTGACAGCGCACTATTCTTTGCACCATCGGCCGAGCGCCGACCTCGATAGCAACCGCATCGAGAATTAGCGTACTGTCACCGCAACCTTTCAGGGCGGCGAGACATTCCGCTGCCGCGTGTTTGCCAGTTCCAGCGGCGGGTCAAGCTCGCCATATTCCTCCCTGAACTGGTCTCGCCATTCCTGCTCGTCAAGCACATCGGCTGAATTTCGGACAACGGCCGAATTGACCCGAACCCAGGGAGAGTTCGGCTCGAGCATGGCATAGGCGCCCCCCGCGCCAATTATTGCGGGGCGATTGTCCCAATCGACGAAATTTGGTGGGCGATTATCTCCTGGTACTCTCATTTCTTGTTGTCGCGCCAATGCCACCGAACATCGGATTGTGTGTTGGCAAGCTCCAATGGCGGGTCGAGTTCGCCGTACTCATCTTTGAACTGATCACGCCACTCCTTTTCGTGAAGCACGTTGGCAGAATTTCGGACATCCGCTGCACTAACTCGAATCCAAGCGGAGTTGGGCTTCAGCATGGCATAGGCGCCTCCCACACCGATAACAGCGGGGCGATGCTCCCAATCGACGAACCGTGGCGGTCGATTATCTCCTGGTGCTCTCATTTCTTCCCGTCGCGCCAATGCCACGGAACAGTTGACCGCGTGTTGGCGAGTTCCAAGGGCGGATCGAGTTTGCCAAAATCTTCCTCAAAGCGCTCACGCCATTCGTCTTCATCGAGCAGATCGCCATCACTTCCGACACTTGCGGCACTGACACGGACCCAGGGAGAATTAGGCTCGAGCATGGCGTACGCACCTCCCTTGCCGATAATGGCGGGCCGGTTGTCCCAGTCTACGAAACCTGGCGGACGATCGTCTGATTCTTGTCTCACACTTCACTCCTTCGGCTTGTCATATATAGCACAGGCTACCCGTATATCTGGCAGCCTCTGAGAAGGCCTACTGCACTAAGTTAGCTGCTCGACGAGCGGGATTTGGGGCTAAGCTATTTAGATTTTGGCGACGCCGCACCTCCCTTCAAGTTCGCCAGCACCTCGGCCCAAATTGGATCGGCGTTACGACGTGCGTCGGAATAAAGAGCAGCTTCCTGAGACAAAAGATCGAGGTATTCAGGGTTTTCTTCATGCAGGCTCCGTCTGCGCGTATATCTAGCCTGACCTCCAAGCTCGGTCTTTGCCTTGTACATATTTGGCTCCAACATCTGTACCTCACCCAACGTGCCATCATCGAAGCGTACTGTCATCTTCCGATCAAAGTAGGCGCTATCCATTTTGCCATGCCAATTTCCATCACGAACTTTGTAGCGCTGTGCAAGCAAAGCCGCGATCTCGTCGGCCTGCTGCGGGGTTTTGACCACAAAGCTGATCCTCACAATGTCAATCAGCTTGGACGCATCCTTGTACTCATTACGGCCAATCTTTTCGTATGCTGTTTCTCTCTGCTTCGCGCCATTAGTCACCAACTTCGCGCCGACCTGATCGGCGATTTGCTGCCCCGCGCCCTCAAGGTCGGCCTGCCATTTGGGCGCCACGGCATAGAGGTCATCAAGCGACGAAGTTGGTTGCCGGAAGAAATCGGGCTTTCGCTTCGGCGGCGAAGCTGTCGCTGGGGCGTTGCCAGCGGCGGGGGGCGCTTCTCCGGTCTTCTCAGCAGCAATCGGGCGGGGAGCAGCTTGCGAAATTGAGCTGTTCGGCACTTCTGAACTGGGGGAGGACTTGCCGGCAATGGATCGTTCCGTCTGCCCTGCCGCCCCGGAACCGACCTGCTCAATTGCGCGCGGTATTGCCCCCTCAACAGCGCGGCCAACCCCTGGCCCCGGTATCGCCCAGCCCAATGCGTCTCCTGCCTGACGCATCATCACCTTTTCGGTGCCGTTCGAAGGCTGGAAGTAGGCATCCTTGTAGTCTGGAGGGCTGATCGTCCCTCCGGACATGCCGTAGGCAACCCAATCATTTGCGTTGCCTAGGGCGATCCCCGCATTCGCGACTGTCTTGCCAATGGCCTTGGCGTCCGATCGAAGCACCTCGCCCACGGAAAGGCGTGGCTTGCCGCCGGGGAGGATCCCGCCCAGTCCAGCCTCATCCAATTCCCGAGCCAGAGCGGCTCGTACGACAGGATCCTTGGTGCGCGAGAACAGCACGCTTGCCTTCGCGTAGCGGTCCATGAAGTACATGCTTCCGCTGTCGCGATCCTCGGCAAGATTGAGGAGGATGGAGAACGGCACCGGCTGGAGCTTTTCATCAGCCACGCCCAGCGCTTTTTGCCTGGCGACAGCCAATTCCATCGTTCTGTCATATGCGTCCTGGTCATAGGCTTCCGGATCGGAAGGCCCATTGCCAAACGTAGCTTTCCAGCCCGCGAAGATTTCCGGAGACGTATCGCTGACGTAGCCGCCTAAATCGACTCGCCTTTTCTCCAGGACCAGCTCTCCCGCCACAGCGGTTGCCTCGTCGCGCCACTGGTCTGCCGACGAAGCGTTCGACCCTGCTCCTGCATTGGCAATGGCTGCTTCGATCGCCTGGTTCGCCATGGTCCCCATGTCGAAAATCTTCTTCCCGACATCGGCCTGCCACTCGAGAATCTGCCGGCGCCTTGGGCCCTCGTCCGGGCCATGGACGATCTTGTAGGCATTCTCTCCAGGTATCCCGCCGGAATAGCTGCCGGTCCGTGCGATCTCGTCCGGCGCTTCCGCTTCGGCGCGACCGATGGCAGCGCCAATCTTGACCTTTAGAGCAAGCTCGGCAGCTTCAGCCTGTCGGCGGATCGCGTCCCGCTGCTCTTTTGGAACGTCGTCCAAGAAAGCCTGTGCGATCACTTCGTCCGGCGTCTTGTCGCGACGCCAATCGCCCTTTGCAGCCGCCGGCTCACCTTGCCGCGCAGCGCCCAACTCGGCGCGCACGGTCTCCCCCATGCCGTCGCTCGCCGCCGGCCCGGCGCTCAGCATCTCGGCGGCGCGGCGCGGGTCCTGCGCGATCAGGGCCTGCATCCGCTGCTTCGCTGTGCTGGCGCGCCAGTCGGCCTCGGCCTGCAGCCTGATCTGCGGATCGAGATCCATCTTGGCGAGGAGATCGAGGCCGGTCTGCCGAGAGGCATCGAAGGCGGCGGTGTCGTTCGGGTCGCCTTGCGCGATGTTGTTTAGCTCGGCGGTGTGAACCTCCGACACCTGATCCTGCTCATATTGTTTGCGGCGCTGGAGTTGCTGCGCCGCCATGCGCCAGGAACCCGCCTCGCGCAGCGCTTCCTTGCGGCTGGCGAGACCGGCACGCAGCTCGGGCGGAGCCTGCTTCAGAAAATTGCCGAACAGCGTGTCGAACAGGCCGGTCTTGACCACCTGACCGGTGCGCGGATTGACCTGGCCGTACATGGCGTCGTGCAGGCCGGCGCCGTCGGCGGGCGCGTTGGCCGCCGCCTCGGCCTCGGCTTTCGCGATCTCGCCATTCAGCCGACGGGCGGCGACCTCTGTATCGAACGCCTGCTGCTGCGCCATGCGCTGTTGGTAGCGTTCGGCAACCGCTTGCCACTCGTCGCCGAGCTGCCGGACCGCCTCGCCCACCGGCGAAGAGTCCGGGTACTGCACCACATTGCCGGTATCGAGCCGGCGCTCGCCGGTCAGAACGGGAATGATATGAACCATCTCAGTAGAGTCCCGTGTAGCCGCCGATGATGGCCCTGCTCGCCCGAGGCGAGAGCGACGACCCGCCAAAGGTCACGGATTTGGCCGGGTCGTAGAGGCCTGACAGACCATCGATGAGGCTGTTGCCTGCCTTGAAGATCGAGGCCGTCATCGCCTGCTTGCCCTGGAAGCGCGAGATGGCGGCCTGGGTGTTGAGGTTGTTCTGGCGCAGCTCCGAGCTGTATCGGATCGCATTGAGGTCGACCTGACCTTGGCGGGCGTTCGCCGCCAGGACTTCGGTCGGCGAGCCGGCAATGCCGACGCCGGAAGCGCCGGCCTGGGCGCGCGCCTGGGCTTCGAGCAGGTCCTGCTTGCGGCGCTCCTGTCGCTGCTCGAAGGCGGCGCTTTGCGCATCCGCCTGCGCCTGCTGCTCGTATGCCTTGGCCTGGTAGTTGGCCAATTGCTGCTGCTGGGCGCCCTGCATGAGTGCGCCGCCGACCGACACGGCCGTACCTGCCAGTCCTAGAAGAGCCAATGTGCACATGGTTCAGCCTCGCTTGGGTTTCTTGGCCGCGCCGGCGACGGGCGCACGCAGCGCCGGCCGCGGGTCGAGCGCGCCGCCGGTGGTGATGATCGAAAGGAGCTGCCGGTCGGCCGCCAGCCCCGCGCGGCTGAGGCGCGCGGGGGCTGCCGCGCGCGGGCCGGCCATGGCGGCGCGGCGGGTGGCGGCAAGGCTCACCTTCAGGCGCGGCAGGCCGGCGGCGTCGAACAGGCCGTTGGCGGTGGCGATGGCACGCGACAGCGTATCGGCCTCGAACAGTTCCTGGCGCAGTTCCTCGACAAGGCGGCGCGCGGCGCGCCAGCGCGAGCCGAGCAATGCGGCCTTGCCTTCGATCTCCTCGGACAGCGCCTCGATGTCGGCGCGGGCTTCGGTTTGGGCTACGGCTGCCTGGCGATCGCCCGCGGCGGCCATCGTCTTTTCCAGCACGGCGATGACATCGTTGCAGTCGTCCAGCGCGGCGCGCGCGGCGGCGAGATCGCCGTCGCCGAGAATGGCGCGGTCCTCGGCCTGCCTGAGGTCATGGCGGCTGGCGAGAGCCTGGCTGAGGTCGGTGTCGAGCAGAGCTATGACGGCGGCGAAATCCGCAGCCGTCCGCGCCCTGCCGAGAGCTTCGGCATGGGGTGTCATGAGGGTTCCTTGGGTGGGAGGGAGAACGGGCGATGGAGGGCCGATCTCCCCCCAAGCGGGGGAGATGCCCGGCAGGGCAGAGGGGGGCGCGAAGGAATGAGACGTCCAAGGGACTTTGAGTTCCTCGCCCCCACCTCTGGCGAGGAAGAGGAAGCCCAAGCGCAGAAACGCCGGCGGGACAGCGCCCCCCTCTGTCCTGCCGGACATCTCCCCCACAAGGGGGGAGATTGGCAGCTTCACCGTCGGCGCTTAAGGCTCCGCGTCGAACACCGGCGTGAACGCCCTGATCGTGCAAGGCGTCGGGTTGACGTGGCGGATCCGCACCCTGCCCTGCCCTTCCCAACTGTCGTCGATCGGCACATCGACATTGCCGGTGTAGAGTTTCGCCTTGCCGTCGGGCATGACGATCGAAGGCATGCGCACGGCTTCCCAGCGGCCGCGCATGAAGGACTGCACCTGAAGCCCCGTCGTGTCGGTCTCGAGCAGCGACAGGATGAGCTTCGCCACCTTCTTGCGGCGGCCGATCAGCGAGCCGTCCTGGCCGCCGACATCGAGCTCAAGCGTATCGGCCTTTCCCTGGAACGGCAGCCCGACCTGCCATCTGGCGGCGGTGGCGCCGGCCGGTAGTGTCACCTGGCCGGAAGCCACCGTCAGCCCGCGAAAGACCTTGCCGTCTGCCAGCACGTCGACCTTCTCGCCATTGAGATGGCCGAGGCCGGAGACGACATTCACCGGCGCGCCGGAATAGGTCAGCCCGCAATCGACCTGGAAGGCGTCCTCCAGCGCACCGTATTCGAAGGGCGGCTGCATCACCTCGATGTAGCGTTTCGTCAGACCGCCGATGGTGCGCCTGACGACCAGCCAGATGTCGTCGACGCCGTTCTGGCCGGGCGTGACCACCGCGCTCTCCACGGCGGCCCATTCCAGGCCGGCGACAGCGCCACCGAACCGGTGGCGATGCATGCCGCGCACGTCCTGGCTGGGCTGGTGCGTGTAGCCGCCGAGTTCACCATCGTCGAGCGGGAACCACAGCACCGGATCCGGGTCGGTCTGGTAGGCGATCTCGACCACGCCTTTCTTGGGAATGTGCTCGGACACCTGGCCGATATCGTCGGAGGTGAACTTGTTCGCCTGGACCTGGGTGAGCTCGGCGATCGCCCGGCGCGAGCGCGTCACATAGAGGAAGGACTGGCCCGCATCGACCGGGCGGATGCGGGCGCAGCCGAAGGTGCGCGAGCGGCGGTTCTTGAAGGAGGACGGCGTCAGCGCCTCGTCGATGCCGGAGCCCGACAGCGCGCGGATGCCGCCGGAGGTGCCGATCAGCAGCGCGCCGTCGGAATCGGCGATCCAGACGATGTCGTTAGCCTGGCCGCCGCCGGCCTGGACAAATTCCAGCGCGTCGTCGTCCTTCTCGCCGAGAGTGAAATTGTCGAAGTCGCCGGTGGCCGAAGCATAGACGGAGAACCTGCGGCTGAAGGCAAGCCGCTCCTCGAACAGCGAACTGCTCTCGACATATCTGCCCGGCACGAAGGTGCCGAGCCGCCAGCGCACGATCGGGTTGGTGTTGGGAAGCGCGTGACCGTAGAGAACGATCTTGACCACCGTGGCGCTGGTGTAGCCGGTGATCCTGGCCCAGCGCCAGACGCCGTCCGAACCGAGCAGCCGGATGGCGCGGCCGACATCCGTGGACTGGAAGCCGGCGCCGTCATTGATTCCGGCAGTGCCGGACGCAGTGAGGTCGAACGGCGTCTGGTCCGAAGCCGCCATGTGCAAGGCAAGCTCGGCCGACCGGCTTGGAGATGCGTCGGCACCGCCGCCGCCGGTGAACAGGAGTTGGTGATACTCATAGGCCGACTTGTTGGTGAATTCGTAGAAGCGCTTCTCGCTGTTCGACCAGCCGATCTCGCCGGTCCTTGTATCCAGCGTCGTCCAGTTCACGCCGTCATTGGAGCCCTGCAGCTCCCAGGCGGTGAACTGGTCGGCATTGTTCGCGTTGTTGCTGGGATCGATCGTGTTCGACGTCGCGATCCAGTATGCATCGACGATGCGCCTGGCGCCGCCCGCATTCCTGTAGCGGATGAAGCCGGAGGAGCCGCTGTCGACGGTCACGTCCTCGATCAGCGACCGGTTGAACATCTTGTAGGCATCGGCGGTGGCGCCTCCGTTCGAGGCCGTCCCCGAGGGCGCGGCGTTCGACGTCATCTTCGGCGTCAGATGCCCCGTGTCGGATGGCGTCAACGTGGTGGCCGTGTCGTTGATCGGATCGTAGGGGCCATCGAGGAATTCGAAATCCGCCAGCGTCCATGTCGTGTGCGCGGCGCGCGTCAGCACCTTGGGCAGGTAGTCGCGATGGGTGATCCACATCTGGTCGGCCGACTGCACATAGGCAAGCTGGAACAGATCGGCCTCGAGATAGGGCGAGGCGATCTCCACCGTGCCGACGCGGGCGCCATAGGCATAGACGCGGATATACTGGTCGCCGAATTCCAGGCAGTAGGCCTGCTCGGAGGAGAAGATGAACGGGATGAGCCTGGTCTTCTTCGCGGACGCCTTCACCTCGCCGACGAAGTAGCTGCCACCGCGCTTGCGGATGCCGCCATGCGGGAGCGTGACGAAGTTCTCGCATTTCGAAAGCGCGGCGCGATAGAGATCGAGCGAGGCGCGCGAATGCAGCCTGGGCGAAATCTCGCCGCGCGTGAAGACGTCCTGGACCGGATAGAGCGCCGTCATCTGGAAACTCCTCAAGGCATGTCTCGCGAAAGCGGGAACCGGGTTCGGGAGACATGGGTAAAATCAAAGACGGAAATCGCCGCGCCGGGTGGCCCAGGCGCCGGTGTAGAGCCGGCCGCCGCGCTGGATGGCGTTGGCGGAAAAGGCGGCGTCGAGCGCACGGTCGTAAGCCGCCCGCGCAATGTCGATCATGCCGGCCTTGTGGGTCAGCGGATGCGCGATCTTGATCGCCAGCGCAGCCACCAGCACTTCGGTGAACAGCGCGTCCCAATCGTTCGGATCGGTGAGGTTGGCGAGGTAACGGATCGTCAGCGGCCCGGGCTGGTCGGAATAGATGATCCCCGCCTCCTGGCGCCAAGAGATCGGCTGGCCGTCCGGCTCGCCATTCTGGGTCAGCGGCAGTGGACGGATGCAGTCGGCCGGCAGTTCGTAGGCATGGTTCAGCGTGCAATCGCCGCTGCCGGTGGCGGCGCCCGACACCCGCGCTGAAAGGATGGCGAACACCCAGGCATGCTTGGCGAGCTCGCCCTCGCGGGTCAGGTCGAAATGCAGGTTGAGCAGGCGGGCCGCCTTGATGTCCTGGTCGAGGCTGTCGAGCGGCGCCTCGTCGAGGACGGCTAGAGCCATGTTGGCGATGTCGAGCGGAGTGATGGCCATGGGTCGGTGATCCGGATGTGGGGGTGGGTGAAGCTGCTTCTTTCTCCCCGTTCACGGGGAGAAATGCCCGGCAGGGCAATGAGGGGCAGCGCCGACGTGAACAATTGGCACCAGCTTCGAAGCGCCGGAGCCGCCCCTCACCTGCCTGCCGGCATCCTCTCCCCGTAAAGAGACGGGGAGAGGAGCGCTCTCATCGCATTACGCTTCCGTCGTCTTCAGCGCGATGAAGCTCATGTTCTTCACGCTGGAGGCCGTGCGGTCCCAGTTGGCGGCGAGCGCCAGCTCGGCGTCGGTGGCGAACTCACCGGCCGACGACGCGTCGAGGAAGCGCGTGCCGGGCACATGCGCCACGAAATGCCGACGTCCCACCATTTCGGTGACGCCGCCGCCATGGCCCTGGCGCGGCTTGCGGTCGAATTCCAGCGGACCGCCCTCGGAACTCACCGGCAGCTCGTTCCACAGGATCGCCTTGTCCTTGAACATGAAGGCCGTGTAGACGCCGGTCGAAACCGGGATGTCGTCGTCGACCACGCAGCGCAGGCCCATGTAATAGGGGATGAGCGGACCGCCCTGCTCCGAGGACGGCACGTAGTCGATCAGGTCTGCGAGCTTCAGCGCCTTCATCTGCTTGGAATGCATCCAGATGGTGCGGAACTTGTCCGCGCGGTCGCCCATGAGGTACGCCGCCTCGATGATGTCGGTGTCGACGATCGAGGCGCCGGTGACGCGCACCAGGTCGCCGCCGTCATTGGCGACATTGTCGGCAAGCACGCCCTTGAGGATGCCGAGCAGGGTCAGCTTGTTGGCACGCTGCCAGTATTCGGTCTGGCGGCGCACGATCAGCTTCTGCGGATCGTCGCCGGCGAGGATCGCGGTCAGGTCCGGAACGCCCCAGGCCTGGGCGCGCACGTTGCGGGCGGCGACCTCGCGGCGCGAGCCGATCTTCTTCATCTCGATGGAATCGGCCGGATCGTCGTTGACCGGCTCGGACGGATCGTTGCCGAGGTCCTTCCATCCAGGCATGTCGACCGAGCGGCCGCCCATGGAGAGCTTCGACGAAATCGCCGGATCCGAAAACAGGATGCCGGCCTGGTAGATCTCGAGGGACTGGACGTGCTCCTCGAACGAGTACTGGGCATAGACGGACGGAACGATCGCGTCCGCGATGCGGGTATAGGCGTCTGCCATTCTTTTGTTCCTTTGAGGTTGGTGAGGTGACGGATTGCCCGGCCGACGCAATTCCAGGAAAAGTGTGAAGCGGTTTTCCGTCCGGAATTTGCATCAAGACAAAGAGTCAAAGCGGGTTGTTGGGCATCCAGAGATCCGGGTTTTCGCCCGCATCCCTGGCCAGCCGCCGGGCGCGTTGGGGGTCGCTTTTGACAAGGGCGGAGATGGCCGAGATGTTGCGCTCGCCGACCGCGTTGCGCCGGAAGGGATTGTGGCCCCGCGGCGCCCCGTCGGCGTCGATCGTGTCTTCTGTGAACATCGCCTCGCCGATCGCATGGAAGGCGCGGGCGATCTGCGGATCGGTCAGCGCGCCGTCGGGCAGAAGGATGCCCTTCTGCTTGTAGGCGTCGACCAGCCCGAGCTTCTTCATCGCCCGGTTGGCGACCTCCAGCTTCTGGCGGAAGCCGTCGCTGCCGGTCGGCCCCCAGTCGCGCACCAGCTCGTCATGCGTGGCCTCGACCGAGCGCGACTGCGCCACTTGCTGCAAGCGCTGCTGCTCGGCCATGTAACCGACGAAGCGGTCGTGATAGGCCTGCGCGGTTCTGGGGCTTGCGCCCGCTTCGACCGCCCAGGCCTTGGAGGCATTGGCGAGCTCGTCCGAATAGGCGAAGTTCTCCGGCAGGCTTTCCGGCCGCCGGTACTCCACCTTCTCGGCCGAGGTCAGCGGACGCATTGCCTCCGGCAATCTGGAATGGAACCTGTCCCATTCCTCCTTCGGCGCGTCCTTTGACGGAACGCGCAGGCTTTCGCCCTGCTGCCGCTCCAGTTCCGCATAGGATGTGAAAACCCGATCGAGGCTTTCGGCCCTGTTCCAGCCCTTGGCTTCAGCGAGCTTGCGGTTGCCTTCGGAAAGACCGTCAAGCCAACTTCTGCCGGCCGCCGGAGCGGACCCGTTGTCCCCGGAAGCCGGAGGCGTCGCCAGGTTGCCCGCCGGCCGCGAAGCCACGGACCCGGCCTCTGCCAGATCTGTCATGTGATTTGTCCTTTGTTGGGATTTCGAAATCGTGGGTAGTGGACGCCGGCGCTGAAGCTGCCAATCTCCCCCAAGCGGGGGAGATGGCCGGCAGGCCAGAGGGGGGCGCGAAGGAACGCGGCGCTTGTGTTTGTCCGCATGTCCCTTGCAGCGATCCAGATGCGATCACCGGGCAAGGCCGGCGGGACAGCGCCCCCCTCTGCCCTGCCGGGCATCTCCCCCAAAAGGGGGGAGATCAGCGGTTTTGACGCTTACGCATTATCGCCCCAGTTCTCCCACAAGAGCGTGATCGTGCCCGTCACCGCGATCGTACCGTCGGCATCGATATCCGTGCCGGTGGCGAAGGCCAGGTTGAGATAGAGGTCGACCGGCGTCGTGGTGCCATCCAGTGTCGCGGCCGCCGCGATGTCCGCCGTGGAGGCCGAGGAAAGCGCCGCGCCCGCGCCATCCAGCGTGCGGCCGGTGGAAGCCAGCACGTTGACCATGGCGCCGGCAAGCGTGGCGCTGGACGCGGCGGCCGAACCCAGCGACCAGGTCAGCGCCGCATTGTCGTTGATGGTCGACGCCCGCGCGGTCGGCACCGAGAATTGCAGCCTTGCCGTGCCGCCCTTGATGCGGACCTTGCCGTCGGCGAAATCGAAGAGCTTCTGGCTCGCATATGCCAGCGCGTCGGTGACCGGCACCTGCATGCCGGCGAAGGTGAAGACGGTGCGATAAGAGCCGCCCTGCCCGCTGGTCACGGCCTTCAGGCCGAGCTTGGGCGGCGCAAGGCCGGCCTCGCGGGAGGCGGCGCGCGCCAGGGTCCGGGAAAGTCCTCGGGTCATGTCATTTCTCCATTCTTGGGGGGTGAGGCGTGGTCCGCGCAGCGGACGGAAAGCCAATTGCTTGGCTTTCCGAGCAACGAACGCCCGGCGCGAAGCGAAGGGCCGGTTTCCGACCGGCATGCTGCGCCCAGGCTATGGACGCGCCTTGGAATTGTGTGTATCAATACACAACATGAAGAGTGCCGACGTCATCGACAAGTTGCTTGCGGACGGCTGGTTCGAGGTGGCTAGAAAGGGCTCTCACGCCCAATTCAAGCACCGCGCCAAACCGGGGCGCGTAACGGTGCCGCATCCCAAGCGAGACATTCCGATCGGCACGTTGAAGTCCATCGAGAGACAATCCGGCCTGAAGCTGAGGTAGAAATATGCGTCACTATATCGGACTGATCCACAAGGACGCGGACAGCGATTTCGGCGTCTCGTTCCCCGATTTCCCCGGCGTGATCACTGCCGGTACGAGCCTCGACGAGGCGCGCATGCTGGCCGAAGAGGCGCTTGCCTTTCACGTCGATGGTCTTGTCGAGGATGGCGAAGCCATTCCTGAACCGTCGTCCCTTGAGGAAGTGATGGCCGACGAGGACAATCGTACCGGCGTTGCCATCCTGGTAACGCTGAAAGCCGAAACGGCAAAGGTCGTGCGCGTCAACGTCACCATTCCGGAGGACGTGCTCAGCGAAATCGACCGCTATGCCGAACGCCACGGTTATAGCCGATCCGGGTTTCTGACCGCTGCCGCCAGGCAGGCGATGCGCGACGAAGCCGCTTAGAATAGCCTTGCAATCCGCTTCGGATGGCCGCGCCATCCCGTTGTTTGCGTGGTCTTTCCGGTTTGGAAACCATGGCGTTCAACCGCCGCGAAACCGTGATTCACTTCGTGAGCGGGTTCCGCCGCCGTTCCGCCGCAATGCGACCGCAGTTCAGCGCTGTTCGCCCCCATCGTCAGTCCCTGGGGCTTCAGAGGAGTTCTAGTGATGATCATCAAGAAGGTTATTCTGGCGGTGCTGATGACCGCAGCACTTGCCGGCTGCGAGACGCAGAGTGAAGGCCAGCAGCGGGCCACCACCGGTGCGCTGATCGGCGGCGCCGGCGGCGCGCTGGTCGGCCAGGCGATCGGCGGCAACACCAAGAGCACCGTCATCGGTGCTGCGAGCGGCGCGCTGCTCGGCGCCGTCGTCGGCTCGGCCACCACCCCGCAGCAGCCGCGCGGCCGCCAGCTCTGCCGCTACCAGGATCGCTACGGCCAAATCTACACCGCGCCCTGCGACGACCGGTATTACAACGGCAATTATTGATCGTCAGCCGCCTTCTCCCCGTTCAACGGGGAGAAGGTCCCGGCAGGGGGATGAGGGGCAGCGCCAACGTCCGAGATGCTGGCGCTTTGAAGGGGGCGCCCGTCACCGCAATTGCGGATCGGCGTAACCCAAGTCGTTGCCCACTATGGACGGAGCACCCGCCGCACGGTTCAATAGATGTTGATCAACCAGCCTTGAAACGTCCGCAAAGCGCGGATCACTTACTGGCAGTCGATCGACATCATAAAAGAAAACCGGACATTTCTGGCAGGGCCGCTTCGGCGCCGTCGCAATGGACGAGGATCACTTTTTGTCGGCACTACGCTATGTCGGACTGAACCCGGTGCGGGCGGGACTGGTGGAACATGCGATTGATTGGCCCTGGTCGAGCGCCCGGGCACATCTGACGGGCGAACCCGATGGCGTCACGGATCTGAGGCCGACGCAGGATCGGCTGCCGTCCCCTGCCGGCCTGTTCGATCTGATCGAAAAAGATGTTGCAACCTTCGACGCGCTGCGCAAGGCAGAGAAGTATCGGCCGGCCAGTAGGTGGCGAAGCATTTCTGGATCGGGTCGCAAGGCAGATCGGCAAGACGGTGAGACCTCGGAAACGAGGACGTACCGCCAAAGCGAAATAGTGCACTGTCACCGTAATTCTGTCACCGTAATTCCGTCCGTCACCGTAATTCCCAGTTTCTTTAAGCGCGGTTAGAAACCAGCCCGCCGAATCTACTAGACATTGCTGCCCTTCTCAACACGGTTGATCAATACGATCCATACCGAATTACGGTGACAGTGTACTATTTCTATTCGGTCAACCGGAATCTGCCCCAAGCCAAGACGCCTGAACCAGCCCTCAATTACCTTTGAGCTCCGGTAAAATCCTGTCGTCGAGAAATTTGAGGCGACCGGCCAGCATTTCTGCATTGGCGGGAGTTGCATCGACGTTGACCGGTATCAATTCCGCTACCGATTTCCCCTCGCGCGCCGCCTCGACCCATTCTTCAAGGGCACCGATATAGGCATCGAGGACCTCGAAGGGCGTGGTGGCGTCATCGGCAGGTAGAAATGCCGGCGGCACATCGCCGACGATCACCCAAATCCATCGGTTCACCTCAGGACGCCCGGGCTCTATTTCAAAAAGGAAAATGTAGATTATTCCTTCGGCTCCATATCCAAAATATTCGCCTTTAATGGATAAGACCCAGTTGTAGAATTCGAGATATTGACGGGCCTCGACGCGGGCAGAATCGAGGTCGGCGTCGCCCGCGCTGATATCAGTAGGGGGTAAGCGCGTGACACTGCTGAAGTCTGGCTTTGCAACGTTGTCCATTGGCTAGGGATCAATCCAGGCGCTTGGGATTAGCCACGGCCTATACCTCGTCAACTCGCAGGTTGGTTTTGCCGGCGGCGGCCACGAACAAAATCCACCACCAGCCAGACCAACTGAGCGACAATGTAAAGTGCGCTGTTAGACCAGTCCGGCGCCCCGGTGTGTGAGTAGCCATAAGCCGCGGCGACAACGGCGAGCGCGCCGCAAATGACATGCACCACCAACAAGCGCGGCACGCCGCCGTTCCAGCGCTTTGTAATCCATAGGAATAAGCGGCTCAGCAAAAATGTCGGAACCAACGCCCCGAGCAGCATCGCGGCAGAACCTGCACCCATATAATCCCCCTTTTTGTATGTAATAAGTTCGAAATTTCGGAGAACCGTTTCACTCGACACCACCAAACGGCGGGAATGACCATTCGCCTCTCAATTTCGATATTCCGCAATCCATAATTGTATTTATATAATATATCTCTCCAGAGTTGCAAGCAAGCTTAACCCGCAAAAAAAGATCGCCCTGGGTTTGTCTCATCACCCGCCCCAAACCGCGGCCGATTGCGCGGGATTGGGATGAGCTGCAGGGTCGAATCCTGCTTTCTGGAGGTCACCCGCCTTTGACGTTTATGCGCGTCCCCGCAGGCAAGCCCCTCGCCTTCGCGATGAGCTGAGCCGCGATGTGCCAATAGACCTCCAGGTCCGTCAGTTCCAGATTTTCACTATCGTCCTTGCCGTTCAGGAAGAGCGGGACGCTGTAGCCGATGCATTGGTCATAGGCAGGTTCGGCGCCGCCGTTGCCGCGCCATGTCGCATAAAAATTCGAAGCCAGCGCGGCATCCTGATACTCATCCAATTCGGTTTCATGAAAAGTCCGGACATTGGCCGGTATCTGAAGCGCTTCACCGGTCCCTGGTTCGAACATCACCACACCAGGCTCACCTTCCTCGGTTCGTTTGGCGTCAATGGCGAATGTCCTGCCCAACCAATCGTATCCAAAACAGGTAATGCGCCCGGCAAATGCGGGGAAGCCCAAGATTATTCTGTTGCTCCACGCGGCCAAATCCTGGGCACGCACGATACGGTAAAGCCCGTGGTTGAACGACATGCCACCGAAACTGGAAAGCAGCTCATTCAGGCTTGGCACGCCAGTGTCGATGCTCACGGAGTCAGGTTTGCGACCTGCGTCCGGAGAAAAGTTTTGCCGAAACTTTGGAAACATCATCGATCTCCGATCGTTACCTTGCCAATTCTCGTCCCATGAGGCAGATGCTTTATCTGATGGTATATCTGGGGACCCAAGCTACGGTTCACGCTTGAATCCAGCGGAGCCATGTTATGCGTCGCCTCGGCACCTCCCAATTGCAAATCGTGTACATGATCCACGTCATGGCCGATAGGCACTTCGTTGCCTTCGGCTTTGTACCTGATACTGGCTGACGTCGTCGCGCGAGCCGAAGGAGTTACTATCTTCTCAACCGCGTTTAGAGCCGCGACTTTCAGGTCTGCCGCAAGTCGTTGCGCGTCCGACCAATGCGGCATGTAAAACAGGTGTAACCGGGGACCATCGGAGGCGTTGGTTACCCCTTCAGGACCAACGGGGGCCTCGCCAGCGTCCCTTGGGAGGGTGGAATTTTCATTCGCCTTAGGGTCAGCCCGGTAGGACGATGCGTCTGTTTCAACATCCGTGCCGAAGGAGGATTTTGCATCGATGGGCCGCCCGGCAATTTTGGCCACCACCCTCCGGCCAATCGCGCCAAGCCCTTCGGCAAGAGCATTCCCGCCCGCGCCCAAGAGCGCGTCGGAGCCCATTTCGCGCACGATATCCCGGCCGTTGAGCGCGGCATCTACGCCGCCGAACACAGCGCCGTCGGCGGCTGCGGTAGCGCTTCTTGCGAGGAAGCCGGGCAGCCCCTCAAGGGCCTCGGCTCCCAGCTTGCCCGTGAAGGTAAAGCCGGCGCTCTGAAGGCCGTGGCCGGTGGCGAAGGCACCGAGCAGGTTTGCGCCTGTAGCAGCAGAGCCGGCTCGCTCCTCCGCGTCCTCCGTTTCGGCCTGTTCGGCTGCCAGCAGCTCGCCGTAGCTCTTGTCGGAGAAGAGCGAGTTCATGCCGGCGGAGAACTTGTCAGCCTGACCGAAAGTCGCGCCGTTGGCCATGAGCCTGACGGTGTCGTTCGTGGCCGCTAGCGGCTTTTGCCACCACGAACCGGCATCGAACCGCACCCGGGCGGGATGCTCGGCCATCTCGAGCAAATTGACCTGGAGGGTCTTTTCCTGAGCCTCTAGATCCGCAGGGGTAATCTTTGGATTGCCCGCCGCGTTCTGCCGGATGCGAGCCAACGCGGATTGGAAGACCTGTCCGGCGAAGGCGTAGCGCGCCTCAGCGTCGCGCACCGCCATGAATTTCTCACTCAATTCGACGAGACGCTGCTGCAGCGGCACGCTTTCATCGACGTATCTCGCGCCGAGGCTGTCGGAAAAATCCTGTGGGACGGACAGCACCGTCCTGAACCCCATGCGCTGCTGAGCGGCCCGGGCCCAGTTGACGGCGGCCTGGAGCTCCTCGGGGGTCTTGACCTTGCTCCAGTCCGGAGCATCGCCGGGGAAAAGCGTGCCGACATACGCGACGGGATCGGCGTCGCGGGCGGCCATGATCAGTTGGGCGGCGCCTAGCTTTACTTCATGCCGTTTACGCTCTTCCAGCGATCCGTCCGGTCCAGGTTCCGAATCCCTGAGCTCGGCATGGATCGCCTGGTTCGGCGCCCGATACATTTCGGAGTAAGCCTTCGCGGCGGCGGTCGTTGCCCGGAAATATTTGAAGCGCTCCGGGCCTACGTCAGAGCCATAGATGTTGACGAAATCTTGCGCGGTCGGCTCTTCGTCGGGGTATTTGCCCGTGGCTGCGATGACCACCGGCGCGTTCTGCTCGGCGAGCATGACCCGCGCATGCGCACCGATCATCTGAGCCGCTGTGGCGTTGTGGGCCTGGTCCCTCAGCGCCGCGAAGTCGTCGGGCTTCAGATATGTGATCGCATCGAGCGGAATGGCTGTATCGCTATCCGGCGACGGGCGTTCGCCGAACGCCTGGGCCACCATCTCGTCCGGCGTCTTTTGGCTTTTTGCCGTCGCTTCCCCGACCTGGGTGCCGCCAGCAAGCTGCGTCCGCACCGTCTCCCCCATGCCGTCGCTCGCGACCGGGCCGGCGCTCAGCATCTCGGCGGCGCGGCGCGGGTCCTGCGCGATCAGGGCCTGCATCCGTGCCTTGGCGGTGCTCGCGCGCCAGTCGGCCTCGGCCTGCAGCCTGATCTGCGGATCGAGATCCATCTTGGCGAGGAGGTCGAGGCCGGCCTGCCGGGAGGCATCGAAGGTGGCGGTGTCGTTCGGATCGCTTTGCGCGATGTTGTTGAGCTCGGCGGTGTGGACCTCCGCCACCTGGTCCTGCTCGTATTGCTTGCGGCGCTGATTTTGCTGCAGCGCCATGCGTATCGAGCCCGCCTCGCGCAGCGCTTCCTTGCGGCTGGCAAGACCGGGGCGCAGCTCGGGCGGCGCCTGCTTCAGGAAATTGCCGAACAGCGTGTCGAACAGACCGGTCTTCACCACCTGGCCGGTGTACGGATCGACCTGGCCATATATGGCTTCGTGCAGGCCGGCGCCGTCGGCCGGTGCGTTGGTCACGGCATCGGCCTCTGCCTTGGCGAGTTCGCCGTTCAGCCGGCGCGCGGCGATCTGGGTGTCGAAGGCCTGCTGCTGCGCCTTGCGCTGCTCATAGCGTTCGGCGGCGGCCTGCCAGCGGTCGCCGAGTTGCTGCATGGCTTCGCCCACGGGCGAGGAGTCCGGATATTGCACCGCATTGCCGGTATCGAGCCGGCGCTCGCCGACGAAGAGAGGAATGATGTGGACCATTTGGCTGTTTCCTGGCCGGGCGGCTTGAGAGCGCGCGGCGACGGGCCGCCGGGCACGGCGGCCGGGTTGGTGGTGCTGGTGGTGGGTCGGCTGGCTCCTGGAACAGGGAGCGAGGTCGCTCGTTAGGGTGCGGCGCGCGCGACGGCTGATCTCCCCCCTCGTGGGGGAGATGTCCGGCAGGACAGAGGGGGGCGCCGTAGAGTGCCTTGATCAGGTCTGGATGGGCTTCGATTGGAATCCCTGGCGAAGGGTATCCAGAAAACTCGGCAAGGCCGGCGGGACAGCGCCCCCCTCTGCCCTGCCGGGCATCTCCCCCACTTGGGGGGAGATCAGCCGCTTCAGCGCCTCATCTCTCCTCGGCGCGCGCGGCCTTTTCCAGCGCGGCGAGGTCGGTGTCTTCCAGCGTCAGGAAGCCCATGATGTGCTGCACCACTTCGGCGCGCGCGTTGGAGAGCGCGCTGTGCAGCTCGAAACCTTCCGGCGTCCTGGTGCGGGCCAGCCAGTCGCCGTAAGATGGGCGGCGGTAGTAGCCGGTGGTGGCGGTGAGGTCGGCCAGCACCTTCTCGCCATCCTCGCCCGAGAAGACGCGGCGATAGGCTTTCGTCAGCGCCTCGCGCGCGGCGAGCGGGCCGTTGGCATCCGAGGATCGGGCAAAGCGTTTGCGGCTCATGCGGCGCCGCCCGGGGAGACAGCGCCCTGCCCGCCGGGCGTCGGGCCTTGCGCGCCACCGGCCGGCGCGCCGCCCCCTGCCCCACCCTGAGCGCCCTGCATCATCTGCTGCAGGTTGTCGAGCAGGCCGCTGTCGCGGGCCTGGACGGCAGCCGGAACGGCGTCCTTGGCCACCTTGCCGGCGGCGGCGATCGCCGCCATGCCGGTCTGCGCCTGTTGGGCTTGCGCCCGGGCGCCACGCATTCCCTCCACCTCATCCCTGCGCCGGAAGATGCGTTGCGGGCTGCGGCCGGCGCTCTGCACGACGCGGATCGCCTCGTCGCCGTCGATATTGTCCATGATGCCGGGATCGAACTGCGCCATCTGCATGGCCGTGGTCACCACCTGGATGGTGTCGCGGGCCTCGGCCGAACGGCGCAGCACGTCGAGCGGGCCGGTGAAGGTCGGCCGCACCGCCTTGCCCGACAGGCTGTCCGGCGGGCGGAAACGGCTGTCCTGGTCGTAGAGGCCCTTGTCCTCGAGGATCGAAAGCTCGCGATCGAGGTTCGACGCGAAGCCGGCCTGGATGATCGAGCCCGAAGGCCCGAGCAGCGCGCCCTTCTCCTCCTGCCGGATCAGCGCTTCCGTGGCGGTCATCTGCGGGTTCTGCACCAGCGTCTGGAACAGGTTGACGAACATCATGTCGCGGATTTCCTCCGCGCGGCTCGCCGCATAGTCGAAGGCGTAGCTCGGGTTCTGGCCGGTGGCGATCGGCTGGATCAGCGGCCGGCCATTGTCGTCGATCAGGCCCGGATAGTTCTCGCCCGGATTGAGCACCGGCACGTAGTCGAGCCTGGCCTTGGACGCCGTCGGCGGATCGGTGATCTGCTGCAGGGCGCGCAGGCCGGAGCGACGCACGGCGTTTTCCTCGCGCACCGTGGTCAGCGCCTCGATGGCAGGCGAGATGCCGTAGGCGTCGCCCTCGTAGCGGCGCCAGGTGAAGGTCGAGACCGGGAAGGTGCGGAAGCCGCTCTCCTTCACGATCTCCTCCTCGTCCTCGATGACGTGGTAGGAGGCAAAGGCCGCGTCGAGATACTGGTAGCTTCCGCCCGCGCGGTACATGCGGCGCTCGTCGCGCGGCTGGACGCACTGGATGAGCGAGATCTTCTCCTCGCATTTGGCCGGATCGTCGACCAGCGCCTTGATGCGCGCCGGCAGCTTCTCGTAGCCGAGCAATTGCGCCGCCTGGCGCGCGGTGCGCTCGTAGCGGCGATGGAAAATGTCCACCTGGCCCCAGCGGTTGCGCGACAGATAGCCCTCGACGACGGGGATCGAGGCATAGCGGATCAGCGTGCCGCCAAATCCTTCCTCGGCATAGAGATAGGCCGGGCCGTAGCGCACCACATTGCGCAGGCAGGCCTGGGTCGCCGGCACGAAATTGGAGTTGGCGGAGTAGCGCAGCGCGAACAGGAAATCGCGCAGCGCCTCCGCCCACTCCTTCTCCTCGTCGGTCTCCGCGTCGTCCATCTCGGCCGTGGTCAGCCCGTGCCATTTCTCCGACTGCGGGATGATCAGGCTTTCCAGCCCCGCAGCGAGCCGGTTGGCGGCGGAGTTGATGGTGTTGGCGTAGACGCGTGAGCCGCGCCGCTCCTGCCGCCCGACCTGGCTGTCGCCGCGGCTGGTGCGGCGGCCGGACCAGATGTCGGGCGCATCGGGATCGCAGAATTCCGCCACCGCCTCCCATACGGGCTCGTAGGCGGCGCGTTCGGTCTCGAGTTCGGCCTGTCGCGACAGGATATCGCGGGCGCGGGAATCGGTCATGGAAATCTCGCTTGTTGAGTGCGGCGCCGAAGCTGCCAATCTCCCCCCTCGCGGGGGAGATGTCCGGCAGGACAGAGGAGGGCGCCGTAGAGCGCCAACCTCGTGATGAGTTCAGGCAATGAACTTGGCTAACGGGTGGATGGAAGAAGCTTGCTGGAAGCGCCGGCGGGACAGCGCCCCCTCTGCCCTGCCGGGCATCTCCCCCACGAGGGGGGAGATCAGCAGTTCCTGTCATCTTTTGCGCACTTCGCGGTGCTAGACACACCGATGCGGCGGGCAGCAGGAGGTCACGAGTGACGATGAACCTTGCCAGCGCGCTGACAAGCCGAAGCAAGCAGGCCGTGAAGCGGTTGCTGCGCTACGACAACCGCAACTGGCTGCGCATCCGCCAGATCGAAGCCTTCACGGTCTTCCTCGAGGCGGCCAACCGCAAGTCGCGCGACGTGATCGAGATCTCGCCGGGCTGGAACCGCTACTGGCGGGCGCTGTGCCCGGATTACCGCTCGGTCGATTTCCCGGAGTTCGACATCTGCAAGGATCGCACCGACGAGCAATATTCCATCGTCATCGCCGACCAGGTGCTGGAGCATGTGCAGCGCCCGATGGCGGCGGTCGCCAACATCCACGCCATGGTGAAGCCCGGCGGCTGGGCGATGGTGGCGACGCCGTTCCTGTTTCGGGTGCATGCGCGCCCGCACGACTACAACCGCTGGACGCCCGCGGGCCTGAAGCAGCTGATGGTCGAAGGCGGTTTCGCCGAGGATGACGTGCAGGCCTTCGGCTGGGGCAACAAGGCTTGCGCCAAGGCCCATATCGGCGGTCCGGTGCGGGCCTATGGCATGTGGCGGGATCTGAGCAACGACGAGGAGTATCCGCTGATGGTGTGGGCGTTCGCGCGGAAGGCGGCTTAGCCAATCTCCCCCCTCGTGGGGGAGATCAGTTAATTACCGCCGCTTCACCAGCCGCGCGTGCCTGCGCCAGTACCACCAATCCAGCACGCGCCGGCGAAAGCTGCGCTTCATCGCGGTCATGGCGTCACACTCCCAGCAGCACGCGGCGCGGGCCAGCGACGTCGCTGGGCGCCAGGTCGGTCTTGACCGTGGAGAGCGTGCCCTGGCGCTGCTCGAGCTCAGCGCGAAGCGCCGCTTCGCGCGCCTGTACGTCCTTGTCCTGCACGGTGGGCGCCTGCGGCAGCGGCTTCAGTTCCGGTGGTTTCGGTTGAAAGAGACACATGGTTCCTGCTTTCTCTTGTCCAGTCGTAGAGGAAGAAATCCTGGCCGTTCCGGCCATAGGCCGGCAGGCGGCAGCGTTGCGTGGCGCCGAGCCTTTCCAGCCAGCGCAGCGCAAGTTCGTTCTCGGCAAGCGCCCTCGCCTCGACCCGCCAGGCGCCTCTCGCGGCGACCTCAGGCCCAAGCACATTATGGAAGAAGCGCGTGATTTCAGGCACGCAGCGCTTCATGCGGCGCGTGCCCCAGCTCCAGGCTATCCAGAGGCCGCTGCGCTGCTCGGCAGCACCGAAGCCGGCTTCCGGATTGCCGTCGAGCTCGGCGACATAGGCAAAGCCCTGCAGCGCGGTCAGCGCAAGCAGCGCCGGCGACCAATGGTCGAGCTGGCAGTCGATCTCGGCCCGGTCCTCAAGGCGCAGATTGGCGGCGATGTAGGAAAGGTCGCGCAGCGTGGCGGGAACGATGCGGATGGGCATGGACGGACTTTCGTTGGACGCCGAGGTGACGGCTCGTCATGCCTGGGCGAAGCAAGGGGCGGAGCGACGCGACACTGCCCCTGGGGTCGATGCGGCGACCTTCTAGCGCCACCGGGGACGCCGAGATTGAACCTAGCGGCGACACACGCTATGGGTGCAAAGTATCGCGATGCAGATGTCTCAACCCGTTCCGGGCAGCGTCACTCGCAATTACCGCTCCGGGGGGAGAAGCGATGAGATTGTTCGTCCTTGCACTTGGCCTTTTGGCGCTGTCGGCACCAGCCGCCACGGCCGAGGAGCCGATCAAATGGGTCGTTTCCAATACTGCCGGAAGCCGGATCGAGATTCCCTCGTTCTTTGCCAATGGGAAGGTCGAGCCTCTATATACGTTCTCCGTAGGTCTAACATTTACGTCGAAAAATTATCCGAATGCCCAGTTTCGTCAGTATGAAGGAAGCGGAACGATAACTCCCTTCGAGTACATCGCGCGCATGCTCGTCGACGAGAATGAAGACTACGAGGACCAAAAAGCGAAATATGAGCGCAACCATCCTGGTGAGAAAGTTACGTATACGTCTGACAAGCCATCCATTGGGATCGTTTCAGGCACGCGCGCATACGGATCGCTCATTTACTACGGCATGTGTCGCAAGCGTGACCCCGATATCTTTGCTTGTTTCGACATCACCTGGAGCAAGAAAGATAAGGCTATATTCAAGCCCATCGCCGAGCGTATTGCTCAGTCGTTCGGTAAAGATGGGTGACCCGACATCTCATAGATTCGCAGATAGCCGTTCGCGTGGACGAACATAGCCTCTACTTTTCAATGACATAATAATAAGCACCGCTCTCAAGGCCCTGACCTGCACTCTCCCAGGGTCGGAAGGTTATGTTTGCGCTCCGATGCTTCCATCGATCCAAAATGAAGATTCCCCATTCATTTTGGCCGAGATAAATTCCAGTGTGGCTAAATCCGCTTACCCCTCCAGCTTGGCCCTTTGGCCCATAGTGAATTCTGCCCTTTCCGTCACCCCAATCACCGTTGAACGTGGCAATTGGAGTCCCTGGTAAAATCTCATTGTCTCCTTGTACTTTCTTTCCCCTTTTCCATGTTGAGGCAGGAATACCGGCCATACCTCCTACTTCCTTTGTCAGGGCGACGCATTGGCCATTTCCGAAACTTTTTCCCAGAATTTTTGTGTAGGATTTAGCGCTTTCCTGGACATCTTTCGGCAAGACGGAAATATTTAGAGTACTGTTCCCGTGCCATCCCTTGGATAGACTTTTAGACTGCGGTAGCTTTTTGCTGAAATCGACAGATGGAGCCTCAGGACTCCCAGCCGGCGGCTCCATCTGCTCCGATGGGGCCTCCTTCAGATCGACGGGCGAATTAGAATTGTCATCCGCCACGGGTTGGGCTGTTGGATCAGACGTTACAGAAGGAACCTCCGGACGCCCTGGCGGCGGATCCATCTGCTCCGGCAGGGCCTGCGTCAGTTCAGCGGGCGGGCCGGAATTGTCATTGGCAAGCTCGGAGGTGGATGCCTGCGATCCGCTGTCGGCGGCGACCGGAGCGTCGCCGGCTCCAAGGGTTTCGGCCGATTGCGCAGGCGCTTGCGTCAAGGGCGAGCCATCCTCGCCCTTCAGGGGTGCGCTTGAGGGCGGCCCAAAGCGCCTGTCGAAATCTGCGTGATCGAGCGGGGCAGCCTTTGGCGCCTGCGCCGGTCCTCCAAGCAATCCAGCCTCGGTGAATTGCTGCTTGACGGCCGCCTTGACGACCGGATCCGTCGTTCCGGCAAGCAGACCGTTCATCCCGGCCCACATGTCTTGCGGCGGCAGTCCGCCGAGCTCTTTCAACACCGATTGCGGCACGGGCCGGGCGTTCTCGACGCCAAGATAGCGCTGGGCGGCGATGCTGAGGGCCAGCGCATTCTGGACCGCGGCGGGATCGCGCCAGCCCTGCTCGGCCGCCGCGCGCCAGGCCGCATCCACTTGCGGCAAGGCTTTGCCGGCCTGGCCGGCCGGATCGTTCCGCCTTGCCTCCAGCACATGTTGGGCGGCATCGGAGATTATCCGGCAGCGTGACTGGCCGTCCGGCGAACTTGCCGCGCCAACCGCCGCGTCCAGAAGCTGGCTGTTTATGTCGCGGGCCGGCATGACACGCATGTTGAAGGCCTGCCTGCCCGCCTCCACGCTCTGGTCGAATTTCGCGAGTTGCCGGTGGCCTTCCTCGACGCCGAAGACATAGGCGAAATCCTCTGGCTTTGGCATCACCCCGGCATAGCTGCCGGTGTCCGCGAAGGCCTTCGGCGCGTTCTGCGAGGCGAGTGAGATGTTGGCGCGCGCGCCGATGAGTTGAGAGGTCGCCGCCGCATGGGCCTGGCGGAGAAGCGCACCGGTGGCGTCCGGCGAAAGATCGGCAAGCAGGGCAGCGACGGGCTGGTCCGCCGCCAGCTGCGCCTGTGCCGGCCGGTCCTTGTCCAGCGCTTGCCTGATCTTGTCATAGAGCGGCGCAAGCGCCTTGGACTGGTCCTTGGCGCCGGGCAAATCGCCGGTGTCGTCGACTTGGTTCTCAATGTCGTCCGGAAACATGGCTTTGCTAGGATCGCGTTCCATTACTCTTGTCCTCCGTTTCCGGATGGCCCCGGATAGCTTGCAGCCGCTTTGCTCCGTTGACCGATCGCAGCGCCCAGCACCTCCAGCGCGCGCTTCGGGTCTCGCGCGATCAGCGCTTCGACGCGCGTCCTTGCCGTGCTTTCGCGCCAGGCGGCTTCGGCCTGTTGCCGGCTCCCGGGGTCAAGATTCATCTTGGCGATGAGGTCGAGGCCGGCACGGCGGGAGGCGTCGAAGGCGGCGACGTCGTCCGGGTCGCTCCTGGCGATGGCATCGAGCTTTTCGGCCTGGACCGCCGCCAGATGGTCCTGCTCATATTGGGCGCGGCGATCCAGTTGCTGCCGGGCCATGCGCAAGGAGCCAACCTCGCGCAGCGCTGCCTTGCGGCCGGCAAGGCCGGGGCGCAGCTCAGGCGGCGCCTGCTTCAGGAAATTGTCGAACAGCGTGTCGAACCGGCCTTTCAGGACGACGCGGCCGTTGAATGGATCGACCTCGCCATACATGGCGTAGTGCAGGCCCTCGCCGTCGGCCGGCGCGTTGGCGACGGTGTCGGCCTCGGCCCGGGCGATCTCGCCATCCAGCCTGCGCGCCGCGACCTCTGTGTCGAAGGCCTGCTGCCGCGCCATGCGACGCGCATAGTGATCGGCAACCTCCTGCCAGTAGGGATCGAGCGGCAGCGCTGCCTCTGGTGGCGCTGCATTGCCGGGATCGGGCCGACGCTTGTCGGTGAAGAGAGGGATGATGTGGACCATCGGCTGCTCCGGCAGGGCTGGCTTTTGAAGATTGGGGACCGCGATCAGGGCGCGGCCGATCGCACGCGCGTCGGCGCGCGTGCGATCGGCCTGAGGTTTTGGAGAGGGCGGAACGCCCTTAATTGCGGGTGGCTGGAGCCGCGCCTGGGCAGCGAGATGCCAGGACTGCAGACCGCCAGAACCGCGCCTCGTCATCCTGAGGCGAAGCAAGGAGCGAAGCGACGCGCGCAGACCCCAGGATTCATGCCGTCACGTTGAGCCGCGCCAGACAGGCGAAGGCCAGCTATGGCCTGATCCAACGCAAAGGTAATTTAGGCGGCTCAGCGATGGGTTTCGGTATATTATTGTCAGCATCAGGCACTATCATCATACCTCGATCGCCATTCATGCTATACGATCTATCCGGATTTATCTCCGGGCTGCTTTTATATGGATCAGATATAACCGATTCATCTATTCTATTTTCCCAATCTTTTCTTAACGCAATCATTCCTTCTATAAACTTCTCAAAATATTCTCGCTGCTCGCTATCATACACCCTATCTTGCAGCTCATACAACTTATCGACAAGAGTTTTAGGCCTATTTCTCCGATTGGAATATATTCCGTCTAGAATGCCATCGATTCGCCTCTTTCCGCCATCAGGGAAATACCCAAGAGGACCAGAAAGGAAATCATGCAGATAGTCCTCAAGTATGCCAACCGCAAAACGTTGAACATTTTCTTGTGTTATTGACCCCCCCTGCTTTCCAGGAGGAGGAAGCCCACTTCTCTCTATCGACTCCATGGCGGTCACCTGTAGTAAACTTCATTTAATTCGAAAGATTGCGCAATGAGATTCATTCTCACTATTGCCATTTCCGTAATCGCAACATCGGCCTTTGGCTCAGATCTCGACGAAAGAACCTATTTTGTAAAATTAGTTGCACACATGAGCGATGGAAAATTCTTTGGTGGCGATGCCAGATGCAAGAGAAATTCCTATTGCAGCATTCGATTTGGCAGCAGTTTTGGAATGGACATTATCTACAGAGATAACGATTATACGCTATTTGTAATAGACTACGATAGATACTCTTTACCTTGCTGCTCGTTCAGCAACGGAAAAGGATATGTCTCTTTCGACGATTCGTACACCAAAAAAAATATTTATCTATATCAATCGGCAGATGATGATTTGGTGTACAGAAAGCGAAAATTTGTTGGATCTATTTATATATCAATATCGAAAAATTCTTATGAATAGTTAGATTTCTATATTATTCCTATAATCATTCCCTAATATTGCGCTTCGGATTATGATTTGAAATATAATTGATTTCTCATACTCACTTATACCTTGGGAGATTTTTCTGACGTTACCTATTTTCCCGCTCGCAGCATATTCAGCCATCATCGTCCTGGCGAGGTTATCGGCAATGGAATTCGGCAGTGGCTGAATGGCCTCGAAGCCGAGTTGCCGCTGTGCCGCGACGGATCGATTGATTGCATTCTGATAGTCTGCGTTTCTTGATGCATCGTCCCAAGCGGCGAAGACATCAGCGAATGTTCGGCGTACATAGCCGCCAGGATCGTCGGCCCTTTCGGCCAGATTCCGGAAAATCGCTTGCTTGAGCACATCATAGCGTTCACGCTCGTCTTTCGAACCCTCGAGACTTGGCTCTGCATCACGCAGTGCTGCGTGGATCGCCTGGTTCGGCATGGTCCGCATGCCGAAGGCTTGGCGACCGGCCTCGATCTTCCGACCGAGTTCCTCATATTGCTTGCCGCCCTCCTCGACGCCATAGACGGCGGCGAAATCCGCGGGGCTTGGCATGGCGCCGGAGTAGCTGCCCGTATTGGCAATCGCGTCCGGGGCGTTCCGCGAAGCGCGATCGATGTTGACGCGCGCCTCGATCAGCCTGGTAAATGTCGCGGCGCGCGCCTGGCGCAGCAGTTGCCGAGCGCCGTCGGGCGACAGATCGGCACGAGGATCGGTTTCGGGATCGCCGGCCTGGCGATCGCCCGCCACCGGTGCGGCGCCAAGCATCTCGGTTGCCCGCTTCGGGTCTCGCGCGATCAGCGCTTCGACGCGCGTCCTTGCCGTGCTTTCGCGCCAGGCGGCTTCGGCCTGTTGCCGGCTCCCGGGGTCAAGATTCATCTTGGCGATGAGGTCGAGGCCGGCACGGCGGGAGGCGTCGAAGGCGGCGACGTCGTCCGGGTCGCTCCTGGCGATGGCATCGAGCTTTTCGGCCTGGACCGCCGCCAGATGGTCCTGCTCATATTGGGCGCGGCGATCCAGTTGCTGCCGGGCCATGCGCAAGGAGCCAACCTCGCGCAGCGCTGCCTTGCGGCCGGCAAGGCCGGGGCGCAGCTCAGGCGGCGCCTGCTTCAGGAAATTGTCGAACAGCGTGTCGAACCGGCCTTTCAGGACGACGCGGCCGTTGAATGGATCGACCTCGCCATACATGGCGTAGTGCAGGCCCTCGCCGTCGGCCGGCGCGTTGGCGACGGTGTCGGCCTCGGCCCGGGCGATCTCGCCATCCAGCCTGCGCGCCGCGACCTCTGTGTCGAAGGCCTGCTGCCGCGCCATGCGACGCGCATAGTGATCGGCAACCTCCTGCCAGTAGGGATCGAGCGGCAGCGCTGCCTCTGGTGGCGCTGCATTGCCGGGATCGGGCCGACGCTTGTCGGTGAAGAGAGGGATGATGTGGACCATCGGCTGCTCCGGCAGGGCTGGCTTTTGAAGATTGGGGACCGCGATCAGGGCGCGGCCGATCGCACGCGCGTCGGCGCGCGTGCGATCGGCCTGAGGTTTTGGAGAGGCCGGGATTGCCGGCATTGCGGGTCGCTGGAACCGCGCGTCGTCATCCTGGGCGAAGCGAGGAGCGGAGCGACGAGCGCAGACCCTGGGATCCATGCCGCCCTACGCTAAGGCATTGCAACGGTTTCAGAATTCTGTTCCGCGGCACTCTACGGCAGGGTCACGGCATGGATGCTCGGGTCAAGCCCGAGCATGGCGAAGTGAGAGGCGACGGCGCCTTACCTGAAAGCTCCCAGCGGGTCGCTCTGTCCCGCCGGCCTTCTCGCGGCCTTGAACTCCGCCGGGTCCACCGCCGCTTCCCGCAGCATCATCACGCCGTAGCGCGTGGCGGCCATCAAATCGTCGCGCAATTTAACGACCTGGCCGTTCTTGCGATGGAACAACCGGAATTCCTCGAACCACTGGCCAAGCGTCGAAAACACCTTGAAGCGGCCGGACTGCATGCGGTCGAGCATGTCCATCAGCCCGGCCTCGACCGAGACCGAGCCGTCGGGAAAACGGGCGTGGCCGGTGAGCATGTTCAGCCCGTGCGCGGCATACTGCTTTGCAAGCGCCACGCCGGCGCCTTCCAGCGTTTCGCGGCGGCCGTCGCGCGGCCAGGCGAAGGGCAGCCATTCGCCCCAGGCCCTCAGCGCCAGCGCCTGCATGGCCGGCGTCTGCTGCGAGGCACGGTGCGCCTTTGTGACGTAGACGACATCGGCTTCGGTATCCCAGGCCAGCTCGACCGCCGCGGACGGATGGTCCCAGCCGAAATCGAGCGCGCCGATGCGCGGCCACCAGCGCGGCAATCTGAACGGCTCGCAGGCGATCGTCTCCTCCGCCACCGGGAAGATGCGGCCGGAGCCGAGAACCGGGATACCTTTCGTGCGGGCTTCACGCTCATGCTCGGGATAGGCGGCGATGATTTCGGCACGCTGCCCGGGCGAATAGTGCCCGGCATCATCGATGGTCATGAAGGTGACGTGTCGAGACATGGCAAGCTCCAGTTCCTCGCGCCGCGAGAGCGGGGAGAGGTGGCGCGGCGAAGCCGCGACGGAGAGGGGACGACGCCGGCTTTGATGGGCGGGCTGGTGGCTATTCGCCGAGCCTGCCGCTCTACGAAATCCCCTATCCGGCCGCTGCGCGGCCACCTCTCCCCCCTTCGCGCGGGGCGAGGAAACAATCTCAGCCCTTATAGCCTTCGTTGACGCAGTCGTTCTTCCAGGCCCAGTCGAAATCGGCCTGCGACATGGACGAGCCAAGACCCGGCTCGACGAACGGCCCGGCGGTGTTGTCGATATAGACGATGAAGCGCGCTTCCTTGGTGAAGATGCCGACCTTGCTTATGATGACGCCGCAGGTCTGGCCGGTCGCGCTGTTGCCCGTTAGGTCGACATGCGAGAAGGTCACCTCCGGACTGTTTATCAGGCCCCGCATCTTGGCCTCGGCCGAAGCGATCGCATCGGCGCGCCAGTCGCCGCTGGAGCCGGAGCACGCCGAGAGCAGCGCGCAAAGAACAAGCAGGTTTGGTATGGGTCGCATGCCGGCTCCCGATCGCGACGAAAACTACTCGACCGTCGGTTGCAGCCAAAGCGACATCGCAAATCATGGTTTCGGCGCGGTTTCCACGATGGGCCGTCACTTACGTCTTCCCAATCCTCTCCACCTCGCCCGCATCCAAGAATCGCAGCACCACATCCGACATGCCCAACAGCGGCGTAAACGTGACAATCGTGATGCCATCCGTCGCATTGGTGCGGGTGAGACCTTCGGAATAGATGTCGAGCGGAGGCTCCTCGTCGAACCAGACGCCATGCAGCGTCTCGCCCTGCCATTTCTCGCGGCCCTTCTCGTAACTCTTGAAGGAGAGCACGCTTTCGCCGGACTGGACGTCGCCGCCACCGCCCCAGCGCACGACGACGCTGTCCAGCGCTCCCGGCGCGCCTCGGCCCATCACCGTGTCGGCGATGGCGTCGGCCGGGATCATGCCGGTGCCCCATTCGCTTTGCTGCTGCGGCGGCCCGACCAGCACGCGCTGCGGATTGTCGCGCGTGCCTTCGCCGGTGACGCCGGCGGCCCACAGACGCACCGGCTGTTCGAAGACCCTGCCTTTCCACCAGCCCGGATAGCGGCCAGTGAGGTGCATGGCCCATTCCGCGCCCCCTGCCCTGGTCTTGCCGAGCTGGTTGCCTGCCATGAACAGGCGCTCGCGATGCGTCGCGCCTGCCGCGTGAAATTCGGCTTGCCGTTCATAAGGCGCGTAAGCCGCGAGACTATTGCCGCGACGTCTCCTGTCCAGTTCCTCCAGCAGGGCCAGATATGTCCGCATCTTCTTCGAGGCCCGCGTGTCTTTCGAGGAAAGGCCTGAGGCTCGCTTCGAGGCCGCGGATGCGGCTCTTGATCTCGTCATCGCTCAACCGGTCGAGATTGTTCTTATCAGCATCGAGATCCTGCGAAAAATCCCTGGGCAGCATCGTCAGCACGACCTTCAGATACTGGTCGGGCTTCTCGGCCCGCACCGCGGCAATGACGCCGGCGCCATGAGCGCGGAAGTCGGCGCGAAGCGCCGCGGCGAAGTCGTCGACGAGCGTTTTTCGCGGACGCTTCGGGCGGGCTGTCGTGGCAGTCCCCGCTTGAGAGCGACCCGGCTTTCGCGATGGCGTTGCCCGTTTCACGCCGACGGACTTGCGGCGTGCGGTCTTGCTTTCGTCAGCCATGCATCGCCGCATCGGATGGCGCCGACTTTGCCGCGCTGGTCTTGCGGATCTTGCGCGCCACCTTTTTGCGCGGCCTGGCGCGAGCCGGTTTCGCCGGCTCGGCATCGGCGACTGGCGTTGCCATTGCCTTCAACTTCGCGGTCACGGCGCGGACCGCCGACGGGCCGAGGCCCTGGCCTGGAAAGCCGAAACCAGCGACCGTATCGACCGGTCCGCCGCGCACCATGCCGATGCGCACGCCCGGCGCGACCGGCTCGACACAGCCTGAACCGCGCGGCAGGCCCGCGCCCTCGAATTCCGCGATGGCGCTGACGATCTCGGCGCCGTCATCGGCGGTGATGATGGTGGCGTAGCGTGGCATCCGGGCCTCGGTGTTGCATGTTGGAAGCGTCGCGTTCCTTCGCACTGCCCTGCCGGGCATCTTCCCAGGTGGGAGACGAGCGGTTCCGCCGACGGCGCTTTTCCCGCAACGTCGGCGATTGGCAAAAGCCGGGGATGACATCCCTCCCCTCGTGAGGGAGACGTCCGGCAGGACAGAGGGGCGCGCTGTCCCGCCGACCTTTCAGGAACTGTATGCTGGCGACAAAAAACCCGCCTTGCGGCGGGCCGTTGGCGCAAATCAGCACCATGGACAAAATAGTAGCATAGCTGCCCTCACACTGCAATGGCTTCTAGGTAAATTTTCCTACACCGCCAAGCCCGCCTGGCCCGAGCCCTACGGGCGAGAGACGCCCCGCGCCACAGCCATGGATTGAGCCACCGGCCGACAGCCGGGAGGAAATTTTGTCGGAACCAAGCTTGGTTCGATGGGTTCCCTCCTTAGTCGCAACGCGACGAATGAACCGTCTCGCACATAGGAGCAGATCATGCTTACGAGGATTCTTGCAGCTTCGGCCCTGACGATCGGCCTCGCCACGGCGGCGATGGCCCAGACCGCCAACACCACCGGTGGAGGCTCGGGCGGCAGCGGGCAGACCATCACCGTCGACCCGAAGACGCCCGCGACCCCATCCCCTGACCAGATGGCGCCGGACACAGGTACGACCGGCAGCGTGACCGGCGGCGACATGAATTCGAACGCCGACAAGAACTGCCCGAACAGCCCGCAGGGCGCTCAGGGCGATGCCACCAACACCACCGCCACAACGATGGCACCGAACATCAACGACAAGAATTGCGGCAAGTAA